CGCTGGTACGCGTTGGTGCACTTATTGCTTTAATTCCCGCTTGCTGCGCTATCTGATTTAAAATAACGTTGTTGCTGTTGGTTGCTGATATGCTGTTAATCAAGTCAATATATGATTCGTCACACTGTGCCATCATATAAGTTCCCGTTGTCAAGATATTCTCGATTAACGATTTTGGCAGTGTACTAGTGTAATCTGGCAAAATTGCCGCGATTTTAGCGTCCACCGTACTCCGTAAATTAACCGTTTCCTGTGGTGTTGCACCGTCTAGCCCGATGTTTAAAGCTACCTGTCCCATAAATACCCCTGTAATGTTATAACATAACGTCTATTATACATAAATTGCCGCCTTATAATTACTTCCATCATTTTTTAACACGTCCACATAATATATAGGCGTGCCTTCTTCGTCCGTTGTTTGCGTTATACTGATATTGGCAAAGAAACGCGAAAAATAAGCTCGTACCCTCTCGACAAAATAATCAGGGTGCGTTCTGCCAATAACAGATTGCCGCGCTGGAATACCCAACTCTGCAAATAGCCAAGATTCATTAATATCGCTTTGCAAAACTTGCGCTAATGTTGTTAAATACACATCATCATTAAAGCCATTAGCGTCTGTCGTTACTTCGTACCAAAGCCCCGCACTATCCCGTCCAAACGTCTGCACTATACAAACTCCTTCCCGCCAATTGAAAAAACTTGATTTATCAAGCCTGTAAAGTTGTCGTTTAATCTGATAATTATCCTGTCACCAGCGGCTAGCAGGATAGGACACCCATATTGTTCCAACGTGTGTACATGAGCGATAAAAGTTTGCGGAGCTCCCGCCCATTGCACTAAATCAAAACGGGATGCAAAATCTACTAAATCAAGATTATTCTTAATAATCACACTGCCAACTAGTGGCACTTCAGGCATTCCAGCCGCTTTAAAAAAGAATTTAACGCCGTTGGTTAATGCCGTAACGTTGCCGTATTCTGTTTGCGCAAAGTTCCCGTCGTCGCTGACATTTATCTGCAAAGAATAGATGCTAATCGGCTTTTCTGCTTGGTAATACAAGTCAACAGGTGTTACTGAGTAGTTATCGATAAAATTACTGTTACCCGTTCCGTCCCCTGCTGCCGTCATTAGTATATGGCGTGGTCTTTCTACCTGCCCCAATTCTGACGGTGCGATTAAATAAACGGGCGCGGCTTCTCGCCTTGAAATTAACATTGTTTTTTACTCAAAAGTTTAGATAATAAAAACCATGTAATGCCAATTATCGGCAATAATGGGGCAATAACAACTAATATAAAAATCTGTCTCATAATACCTGTCCTGTAGTGCCGCCGCCAGTCTGAACGCCGCCGTGGGTGTGTGTTTGGTCAATAACTTTTCCGTTAGCCGTCACTGTCCCAGTTATAGTAACGTCCCCGTGTATGGTAATACCTCCACCCGTTAGTTCAATGTAAGTTTCGGCATTGACAGTGCTCTGTAGTCTCAAGCCTGTTTTTCCATACATTACCAAATAGTCTGGGTTTGGTGTCGGTGTCCAATTGACATTTCCTACTGGCATAAACGCCAGTGGCGTTAGGTTTGCGGGTTGTGTTAAATTGGCTTTACCGCCGCCTAGTCCGCTTGTTTGGTTTAGACTTGCATCCGCACTGATGAAAAACCCCCTTTCGCCAATCTGCACGGGGTAGCGTATCCATTCCCCGCCAACGTGCGGAATTTTAATTTTAGGGATAGTCAATCCGCTGGAAACTTCCGCCTGTGCTTCAACAATTGCACCGCCTACCGTGGTGTCTATTGCCGTCACTTTACAGGGTAATTGTTTCCCGTTTTGAGCGGTTCTGTCTTCCGCGTTGCGTTGTGCGTTGCGGTTTATTGATTGATTAAAAGGTATTTTTTGCCCGTCTGCCATTGCCTATTGCTCCACACAGTTAATGATAGTTATCCAGCTGTTAGCGTCGGGCTGTCTTGAGTTGCCAAGGTGTCTTATTTCTTGGATACTGTAATTACCACTAAAAGTCGTTTTATCTTTTTTTGTGTTAAGCGCGCCTTGAGTCGCTAAGCGTACCGCGCTTACGGGTAAAGTGATAAAATCACCCACAAATAAATCCGCCCTCATGTTTACCTTGACCTGAATCTTTGAAAAATCTATCCAAGTCGGCTGCCCTATCATATCTGTAAATTTAATGGGCTTAGGCTTTTTAGGACTCGAACCATCTTGTATTATTATCGTTTTTCCCTGCACGATAATCGTCACGCCTTGATAATTTAAATCTGTAATAATTGATTTTGATTGATTAAAAACATAAGTAGCAAACTGTCCAATATTACTATAAGCCCCCGTTTCGTCATTCGACAATACAAGATTTTCCTTTATCCGTGATTTTACATTGTAATCCGGGTGGTTTCGCTTGATAGTCTGGGTTATCATATCAGCCATTTTATCACCCTTTTTCCACTGAAAAGAATAATTTCCTGTGACTGACTGTATGCCTATTACAACAATATCCAACGTCATACTTTCGCCCTGCCAGTTACCAAGCGCTTGATATACCTGCCCGCTTAATATCAGACCGCGCTGTTCTGGGTTTACTAATGGCAGTCCTTTGCTCATACCCGCCTGTAATTCAACCGCCGCGCCGTTCAAGTCACGCGCTTGACTCATTAAGTCCAACGGGATGCCAGACAGTCTTATATAAGTGTTATTGCTACCTGCGGGGTCGTGAAAACCAGCTACAGGTAAATCAAACTCTATTTGTAACGCGTTGGCGTTGTGTGACCCGTCATTTTTTAAAGTGCTAAAAACAATCGGCTTTTTAGTGTTGCTTATCTGCTGCGGTGGATTTACACCCGTACACATTAAAGACTTCTCAACGGCGGGGCTGTTTGTGGCTTGTGGCGTTATTGTCAATTCGTAATATCGCATTATGACACCTCAAACGCATTAACAAAAGTATTATAAATCATTGAATTATTGAAAAAATAACCCGCTAGTAAATTGCTTGGCAAGTCACGCGTAGACTCAATGACAGGGTTGCACATGATTAAATCGCCAACGTTATCATAAAGCCATAAATACCAGCGTTCACCCGCAAAGTTCCATTTGATTATGGCGGTGTGCCTGTCGCCGTCAAGTGTAACGTTAAATTGGTCGGGCTGTTCAAAAAAGGGAAAAGACTCCATCACCATTTATCTCCAACGTTGATTTTTTTCATGGTTGCGTTAGTGGCTTTGCGTGCGTCTTCTTCTGTCATTATTTGCGGCTGTTGGAAGTCAAAAACTATTCCATTTTGTAAAAAAGCATGGTCGCCACTGCTACTATCACGCGCCGATAGTAGCAGGCAATTATCAAAGATTGCCATTGGTGTATAAATTACAAACATCCCACCCAGCGATATGTGCCTGTCTAGTGCTGATAACAGGGCTTGAAAAGTCGCTTGCCGTCTGTCAAGTGGTACATTAGTACGCGCGGGGCAAGTCATCAGTAAAGAGATGCTATTCGGCTGTCTGATTATTGCATTAGCCGCCGTGTATTGATTCGCAAATGGGTACTGTGCTACGCTGTTCTGCATGAAAGTGCCGCCATTGACAAAGCTAAAGTAGCCAAAATACCCCGTCTCACTAGACGGGTAGTCGTTCTGCTCTGTGAGCTGTAAAATGCTCATTAATTTTTCTGGATACTTTTCAGCTATGCCATTTTTTAGCAAAATAGGCGCGTATTCATAGCGCATTTTAAAACGATTGCGTGCCTCTGTGTTTGTTGTTAGTCTATTAATTGCCAGACTAACTAATGAATGGCTAACTTGTCCAATAATTTCATTAATAATCATATTATTACTATATGCAAAGTGCGCTGGAAGTGGCACTTCCACCCGTTGAGTTGTTGATATTAATCATCACGCGCCCTGGTGGACAAAAACTACCATTTTGGTCGCCGAACATGATACTTGTGGGGCGACCTGTCGGCGGGGTTCTTAGCGCGTAACTGTCTTTTATTTTTTCGCCCGTTTTAAAGGGCTTACCTTTGTAGTCACTGATAGATATAACCTTGCCACCTTGACCAGCCGCCAAAGCCCGTGATGCGTAATCATAGCGGCTCTTGTAATTTTCTGGCTTCACGATGTTGCCATAATCATCAACGTCTGCCGAACCTTCATAAGCGCGTTCAAACTTATAAACGCCGTCTTTTAGGTCTTTAGCGGTCTTTAAAATTTCAATCGCGTGCTTGTGAGTGCCTCGTCCTTCTTTTAAAAAAAACTGATAATTAGCCTCGTCACTAAATTCACTTTGTCCCGTGTCTTTCAAGTATTTATCAAATGCGACTCTTCTGGGTCCCGTCCATTGTCCCCATCCTTTGCCGCCCTTCCCTTCCTTTGGGTCTCTTTCTTGAATCCCCGGCTGTAATCCTTCGGATTCTTGCCCTAGGTTTCCAAACGCCGCCGCCGCTTGGTTAGCGTCTAGCCCTAAATCTCTCATAACTCTAGGCATATATTCAGCGGATTTTGTGTCAAAATCGCCCAGTTTGCCCGTGTACGGTGTTACGTCACCAATTTCAACTTCACCTTCACCTTCAATAATTTTCGTTTTTTGCCATAAGTCATTCAACGAAATTTTAAAACTTTCGCCAAGTTTTGACACAAAACTATTTTGGTTGTCGGATTCTATTTTTTTGTATTCCTCAGCCGTCATCGGCTTAAGTTTTTCTAGAGTCTTGTCGGCTGACCTTGTGTAATTCGCTATCTGTTTTTGCGCGGCGATTGCGTCTTCATCGCCAAATAGCGCGGCGATACCGCCCACTATTTTTTGAGTCCATTCCTGATTTTCTGCGCTGTCATTCTGATATGTATCACCGCCAAATTTATAAGCCGCTACCCCTGTTCCTGTTAGTGCTGCCAGTGGCAAAGCTAACCCGCCCGCTAAACTTGCCAACGCTAAACCGCCTAAACCAACGCCCGCCGCTAACGCCGCACCTCCCATGCCTGTGGATTCGCCGCCGCCCTTGCTTTCGTCATTGTTAAGCCCGAAAAATGCAAGAACCGATGTTATTTTTTCCGCAAGTTTCTCAAGTCCGTCCGCTGTTTCTGATACCCATTTTTTTAATTTTTCAAAATCCTTATCAGCGTTTTTATCTAAATAATCAGCAAATTTAGTTATACCATCTGCTAACTTGTTAATCATCGGTTCTAACTTGTCGGCTGCCATAAACTTTTGAAAAGCGTCGCCCACTGCTTCACTAAACCGCGTCAATGCGGGGGCGAGTGGCTCTAATCCTTCGACAAAAGTTTTAAAAAATTGGTCTTTTGTTCTATCCCATTGCGTGTTTAAATCTTGAAAACTCTTTAGTGTGCTGTCTTTAATGTTTAATTCTTTTAAATCTTGCTGATACTGTTTATTAGCCGCCTCAAATTCAGAATCGGACACAGTCACCATGCGCTGCCTGTCTTCGGCATTGATAATGCTATCCATGCCTAAAACTTTAGCCCTGTTTTCGCGCTGGCTTGCTGGAACTGCTTTTAAAATATCCCTCATTTTAGTTAAAACTTCGGGCAGTAGCTGTTCTGTTGACTTATTAGCCGCGTTCTGCACGCCAAGCGTGCTAAACTTCCACGCTTGAGTAATGTCGGTTTGACTTTCACGAAGCGCGGTGAGTGACTGAGTGGGACTACCTAACAGCTTCCCGCCATAATTGAGGTTGGCAGATTGCATTGCACCGCTAGACACACCAAGCCCCATCGATTGAAAACGGGTTGAACTAGCTGCACTAGCTAGTCCACCCATCCCAAAAGTAGTCGCGCCCGTGGCTAATCCTAAGCCAATACTGGCAAATTTAGCCAGTTGTACAGTGGTACTCGCAATTGTACTGCCCAAATCTTTCCAGCGTTTTACCGCCTCCAAGTCGGTTTTTTTACGGGTTTCGGTGGATTTTCTACGCGCCTCATCTTGCTTTTGTTGGGCTTTTTCAGCTTTTGTCTCTTCCAGCGTTGCCGCTTGTAATAGTGCTAATCGTTTTTCAGCGTCATTTTTAAGCAATTGAGACGCTTGCACCATGTTGCCCATTTGTGAGTTTGCATCACTCCACGCTTCGGGTGTCTCTTCCAGTGATCTTTTGTAATCGTCAAAGATAGACTTGAATTTTAAAAACTTTGAGTCATCTATTTCAATATCTATAATTGATTTTGTTGCCATTTTAAACGCCTCTTAATGCCGCTGTTATGTGTCGCTGTCTAAATTCTTGAGCAGTCTGGAACTCCATATCCCACTCGCTGAAAACCTCTTTAAAACCCGCGCCCGTCGCATAACTAAGGCACTCATGTATTAACCCGCTTGTTTCGTTGCCTTTGTAGATTCTTTGACAATCGACTTCTGCAAGGACTTTTGAAACTCCACACATGACAACAACGACTCTTGACAGTCTATTAAATTCAACAGGTTCGCTCGTGTCGGAATCCCCGCATAATTCCATGAGGTAAAAAAAAGGATATTGCCTATAATTTTGTCGATATCCTCATCGGACAGTTTTACCCGTGAATCCAGCAAAGGCAAGTTGGCATAAGTCCCATTGAGCGGCGTGACTGCATTAGTGCGTTGAATTATCGTATTAATAAAAGCTCTGCAACGCTTAAATTCAACATTACCCGATAGCTCATGGTTTGCTTCAATCTCTTCGTCGCTGATATTCAGTAAGCTATAAACTTTCTCGCAACCTTTACTAGCGAAATCATTAAGAGCAAATAACAGCATATTAGCCGACAATGCGCTATCAATCATCCCGCCGCCAAGTGAGTCCACGCTGCACTGCTTTAAAATTTTCCAGTTTGCACGATAAACGTCATAAGTGACGGGTTCATGATGAACCCATAAGTCATCACTTATTTTTTTAACTAATCGTAAATCTAAGCCTATTTTTGACATTTTAAATCCTGTGTTTTAAATCCTGATTAAATTAGCACGCCACGCCATCAGGTTGGTTTTTCGGGGGCTACCCTATGCGTGCTAAACTGTTTTTTATTCTAAAAATAAATCTGTGTTATTGTTTGTTAATTGCGCTCTATAACTTGCCACGGTGTCCATAAGTGCCTCGTGATATTCTGGCTTAAAATGTAGCACCCCGTGCTTGATTGCCTTAACACATTCTAGCCCTTTTTCCGTCGGCTGATAGTTGTGTTTCCATACCCATTCCCCAGCATCAACAAGATAGCCGCCCTGTGTCAATCCGATGTAACCCTTTCGCACTTCGTTATTACTACGGTTGCCAGTGATAGCCTTTAATGTGTTTGGACTGATACGGGTTAAACGTAGCATTTCAGCGTCGGATTGAGACATTTGCAATTGACCAGTAACAACCGCGTCATAAGTCTGAATAACTGCATGATGAAATTTAACGCTGACCCACATTGCATAAGAATAAACCAACTCTTTGCATACAAAAGTTCCTCCGCCAAATTCAGATGAACCCTTTTCAACTGTAAGCACTTGATTATTAACAAAGGGCAGATTTTTGCCACTTGATAGCTGAATATTGCTATCAATAACATTAACTGCCGAACATTGAGTTGTTAACCGCTTGATAACATCCGATAGTGAATCCAATCGCGGGTTCTTTGCCGTTGAACGTAAAGGTGTCAAACGTCTGGAATACCGCGTTCTCATAAGTCTGTTTAGCTAAACTTGTTGCATCAGTAGTAATTTCAATCGTTCCCAGCATTGAATTATTACTAATGGTACTAAGCATTATCTGTGCCAGTGGACTGGTTTTGACAATTGAAAAACTTACAGTGTGCTGGACAAACGGCGCGGGGCTAGCAACCAATCCCGTTGCTGTTGGTAACATCGGAGTAATCTCTCCAGACGATGATACCGTTACCATGCTGTCACCCAATGACCCCGCCGTGATGTTTAAAAGCGGGTATTGTGGAAATCGCACTGCTACCTGTGCCTTGTTTAAGTTCCCTAAAAATATACGTCTAGCCATGAATTACCCCTTAGTTTGCAAATTGTGAAGCGTTTAAATTAAACACGATGTTCTCAAAGCCGCGCTGTGGAATTATACGCGCCTGAAACCCGCCGTATAAACCTTGTGAATAATCGCTCGGATTGTCTTGCGTGTACACACTGACAGGGATAGCATTTAGCACGTTTTGTCCTGCATAATCGCCACGAGTTAAATTGTCTGCAAACTCTTGAGACGGTAAAGATACAACAACCACGCCACCAAACAGCAAGCCATAAATCACCCCACGCCGCAAAACCGCCGCCGCTACAGATTGCAAAGTATCAACACCGTCTTGCTCATAATAAAGCGGGGCAATGTTGTTATTATTGCCGTTCAGGATAGCGTTAGCAATTGCCTGTTGCATCGTAATACAAGCCCAATCGACTGCATACCAAAAATCAAAAGATTCTCCGCTCGCCATGCGTCCAATCTCTTCATAATTGTTTTGAGGAATACCGCCCTCAATTCCAGTGATTGTAAAATTTACATAGTTGTTTCGCAAAGTTTGCAATAACGCGCCGTTGCCAAAAGTTGGATAAGGTGTCACTCCGTACAACGCGGCGTAAGCCACTGGCATAATAGGACTGCCTGAGTTTGGTCGGCGTGATAGTGTTCTGTGGAAAAATGCCGCCGCCCGAAACTCCGTAATGGGTGCGTTCGGTGTTTCAACATCTATCTTTGCGCTGTTATACGCGCCCGTGTACCATCCTGCATAAGTTGCGATTGTGGATGTTACAAAAAAGTTTACTTTCTTATCGGGCGCGGTATAGAGGTTGCACAATGTTTTAAAAGTGGCTTCGGTATCCCATAATCTTGGAACTAAAAAGGAATAAATGGTTTCGGGATACGTTGTAAGCCAAGTCGATAAATCAGCAACACCCGCCGCCGCGTCACCGTCGCCAAGCTCCAATACATAAACCGCTTGGCTTCCATTTTGCGCAAAAAATGTTGTATTCATTGCTACGAGTTGCTCAACGTCACCATCCGTCACAGTGCCCAAAACAGTACAAGCGGCAAGTGCGGTGTTCATTTCATAAACAAAAGTTGTGGTATCTGGTACAGTAGCAAGAAACGTGCCATTGTAGCCAGTTGGTGAACATCCAGACACTGTGACGAGTACAACGTCGCCAACAGAAAAACCATGACCCGCCGTGACTGTACCCGTTACGGTGTTAGTTCCTGAGCTATAAACAAGCGCGGCTAGTGGCTTTGCGCCTGTCAAATGAATTGATAAATCCGCCGCCGTGGTTAATAGAGTGAGTGAACCAGCCGCCGCAGTTGTGCCGCCTTGACTGATAAACGCGCCTTTTTCCTGCAACGTGTTTGGGATTGGTGCGGATGTAATAGAGACGTTTAGTTTTACTATAGGTAATTGCATTATTAAATAACCTTATGTTGTTAAGTTGGCAGGCACTCAAAAAATGCCCGTGATAAGTTGACGCGCTATGTTAATTGTGCGACTTTGGTAGTAGTTAATTTCAAAAGTTATCATTTTAGCGTTTGCCGTGATGTTCAATTCAGACTGTGGAATATTTAAAGTTTTTGATACTGGCGCGTTATTAATACCCCATTCATTACCGTATTTTAACGCCTCCACCTTGACTACGTTGTGGATAAAATCCAACACCGCGTTATTGTCTAAGCCGTAGCAAGTTAGCTCTACTTTATCCTTACACCACTGGTCGCGGTTGCTGTCTTTGTCTATATATGGCACTTGTGCAAGCGGTAAAGTTTCCACAATATCTACGCTAATAAACGGCGGTCTTACGTTCTGCAATCCACGAAAAGCAGGATATACAGGGCATATATCGCTAAATGACATCCATATTGGCAGTGAGTCATTAACCACTTGGATAGTGTTAAGCTGTGCCAAGTCGTCAATAATCTGGCTGCGCATAATCGGGTTTATTGCTTCACCAGTGTAATGATATAAACCCGCTTGGCTGTAATAATTCCCGCGCTGGCTAAATGAAAATTGAACATCATCCCATACACCGATAAATAATTCATTCTCGCCAATGTCGTTAAAATCGTCCATGTCTCGGTCGGTTGTAAACACTACGCTGTTTTTACCGTAAACTTGCGTATTATCTTGGACGTTACTTATTGAATAATGAAGAGAACCCTGAACAGTAAAATCATCCCCCGCACTTGTTACTGTGTGGAGCGCGTTAATGGGTAAAGTACCGATACCAAAAGAATTTAAAGCTCCACTAGGGTTATTAATCAGGCTTTTTTTTACCCAAAAAATAAAACCATCAGCGGGTAAAACGTAACGACGATAACGGGAAAATTTAACTTCCTGCAATCTGTCTAGTGAGCGCAGTCCCTCTTTTAGTGCTGAGTTTAGCGGTGTTGTGCTTACGCCTTCATTAACACTCATAATTCAACCCACGTTTTAAAAGATTGACGATATGCGCCCGTGTCAATAAATGACGGTCTTACGCCGCGCTTGTTCTTTTTACCTTTGAATCTGTGACTGATACCTTTTAACGCCGCCATTGTCGGAACTGGTCTACCGCTAAAGTTTTTACCGTTCATAAATTCAGCAGTTAGAGCTTGACGGAATAATTTTTCTATTGTCTGGCAGGAACTTTTAAAAGGCTCGGAACGGATAGGCTTACCGCTAAGAGCATCATCAATAAAATCAATAAAATCTTTTTCTAAAGCATTACTAATTAATTCGGATTTTTCAGCCGCGAAAAATTCCATAATGCCATAATCTTTTTCTAGTTTTTCAGCAACACTGCCAGTGGTGTTGTCGTTATAATCATAAACAACATCTAAAACACCAAGGTGCAATTTCACGATAAGCCCCATGAGTTAGAACATTGCTGCGCTATTTCAACGTAACGCCGCCCGTATTTAGTCTTGAACCGTTGCAAGTCTGACATAGTCACGTCACTGAACGCGCTTGGAACTTGTAAAGATTGACTTGTACCGCTATCGCTTGAGCTTGTTACCACACCCGAAACAAAGCCGATGCAATCAAACTTGGCGCGTAACTGCTCGAAAAAGTCATAAGGTGCAACATCAGGCGCGTAGTTAATCAGATAATCAGCCGCTAAATTATAGACGGCTGTATCATAAAATAACGGGCTTATTTGCTGGATTTGTGGGCTAACTACCACAACCGCTAAATCATACGACTGTACAATGACGGGGCTATTGGCAGGTAAAAACACGGTACTGATTTGCATCGTGTTTCTAATAAAGCTCTCAAAACCAGCAAGGTCGCTCATTATTTAGTAACCTCTGATATTATTTTTCCCTGTTCATCAATCACCTGCACACCGCTACCGCCCTTCATCACCTTTCCAGTCTTTGCTTCTACTGCTTTGACGTTTGCGGCGGTAGAATCAGCAAGCTGTTCATTTGCTATGTTTTGCGCGGTTTGCTTCACTAAATCAACGCCAATTTGAACGCTATCATAACTAATTTCTTTGTCATGATAGACGATCGGGCATTTAACAGTGGGGTTGTCTTTGCGATAACCCGTGAATTCAGACAGTGAACGACCGCCGTAATTTTGCAAATGCTCAATAACAGCGACTTCTTCATCCCGTGACAAGTTTAACGCGATAGTTCCGTAGGGCGATATTTCACGCCCTAACGGTTGTATGCGTTCTGGTAAACGCACTTGAAACGAGTAGTTACACGGTCTTAAGTTAGCTATATATAACATTATTTATTCCTGATTTGTAATGTAAAAGACGGCTTAAGTATTGGCAACTTTCGCACTGATAAACGTGATAGCCTCTGGACGCAATCCCCATGCTGGAATAATTTTTTGCTCTGACATAATCTCGTTGTTATCCAGCGACAAAGGCACGGTCTTAAAAACTGGCTCGGGCGTGTCGCACATTTGCACGATGTTGGCAGTAATGTTCGGCTGCAAACTAGCGAAAACGTTAGTATTAAATGCGCTGTCCGATTGGTCTACCAATTCGGGAATAGCTAAAATAATGCCGTCTGTACCGCCGTCGCCTTTGCCCTCCAGCGTGTTGTCAACGTAAAACTCAATGTCTTTACCGTTCCATTCAAGGACAGATTTTAAAGAACCTTCGACTGAATTAGAACCCGCGCCCTCGCGCTGGTACGAAACCAACTGCACAATTCCAGTCGTAAGTTTATTTAATAAACGAACTGGCATTAACATTGCTAGTCTAACAGGTGCGCCACTGGTAAATGTTCTGCTCGTAATATCATTAATGCGGTGCAATAACCACGTCAATAACTCGCCGTTGTCATAATCAATCCAGCCGTCATTGGCATGACTATCGGCGGGTAATGCCGCTGTACCGATATTTGGCGCGTTTAAAATACCTTCGTTGTTACCAGCGTTTACGCCGTACAACGCGGCATCTCTAATACGCTCAAAATGTGACTGTTTTAATGCCAATTTAATTGCCGCGTCAAGTGACACGTTCCAGTTTCCCGCCGCCGCTACGTCATGAGAATCATACTCGGCTTTCGCGCGGATAAAGTAAGTTGGAATAGAGCGCATCTCTGGCAGTAAGTCCACACCGTTAGGCAGGCTGTTTGCTGGATTTTGACTGATAACACTGTTTGCTTTGAATTTCAAGGATTGCATATACACTGCTACGTCGGTAGTGTTTAAACGCGCTTGAACATTGCCGCCGCCTAAAATACCAGTAAATCCTGACACTAAAGACTGCTGCACAATCATACCGGGCATTGTATACGACGGTTGAGCCTGAATCTTTGCTGTAAAATAGTTGTTCATTTATTAAATCTCCACTTCTGCGACTGCACCAGCAGTCCACGTTACATTGCCCGTTACGCTGTCATAACTTGACACTAAACCAGCGGGGTCAACTGCCAACACTTTTACGGCTAATGCGGTTGTTGAAAACGCAATAATTTTGCCAGTGGTAAAGTTAAAAGATACCGCTGTACCGATTTGCAAAGTTGTTAAGTCCAACGCGGGGTCAATCGGCAAATAAACGCGTACTTTTTCGCCTAATCTGAAAATTTGCGTATCAGTACCCACTGGGGAGACGGGCACGGTATTATCAGTGGTTACTAAAGATGTGTAATTCTGTGCGTTTACAGTAAAGCCTGTACAAGTTGCGTAAGACGTGGCGCGTGCAATTGTATTAATCCCACCCATTGCCGCGCTCATCTTTTCTTGTACTGCGATACCACCCCAAAATGGTAGGGTTTCTGTTGACGCGCCTTTTACTGCGACAAGTTTTGTTTTGGCTACACCATCAGCGGCATAACCGCCTTGGATAAAACCCTTAGCACTGGGTACAAATGTACCCGCAAAATTTCCGCTTTGGTACGGATTTGAAACACTCATTATAAGCTACCTCTTTGAATTAAATTACCAATTCGTGGCTTAATACGAAACTCACTAAAAGCCGCGTCATCGCTCATGCCTTGTACGCGCTCGATTGTTCTACCACCGCGCTGTTCAGTAACCCACGCGCCACGACCGTTATTTCGCGGCATGACATTAGCCGCTGATACAGAATCTGCACAGATTTGACTAAACGCAATGCTTAACGCGGTTTTATCCTTTACGTTGTCAAGGTTCACACCAGCATATACTTGTGAGTTTTTCTGATAATCTTTTGAGAATCTACGCTTAAAAGCATCGGGATGTTCGCCACGCATTGCGTGCTTTACACTGTCACCAAACGCTTGGGTAACTTTTTCAGCGCATTGTTCCGCGTCTGCGACTTCTGCTTTCTCTTCGTCTTTCAATTCTTCGGGCTCTTTCATTTTTCCTTCGATTGCACCTAAACGGCTGGTTAAATCGTCTGCGCCCGCCGCATCTGCTTTAGTTGCCAGTGTCGATTCTGTACCGCTTAGACGTGTTTTTAGTTCGCTCAATTCATGCGCTTGTTGCTCGCTTAACGTTTGCTGCATATCGGCAAGCTTTAAAAGCGCGTCTAAGTCTGCCGCTGATACCGTGATACCGCCTTCGGCTGGTGCTTCGGGTTCAGGTGCGGGCATTTCTGCATCTGTCATAATTTCAGTAGATGTTTCATCATCCATTTTTAAATCCTCATTGTTTATTAAAATACCGTTCGGGGTTTCGCCTTTATCCCATACACCATCAGCACACACTGCTACATGGTCTAATAGCTCTGGGTTTCCTTCAATTAGTACCTCCATGTCATCAATTGTGATTTTCTTTTGCTGGTCTTTCTCAAGTATAAAAGTCGGTGAAGTGCTTAAATTATCGTCAATCATTGACAAAGCCGCGTCGGTGTCTAATACCCGCGCTATGCCCCACACCTCTGCTCCATTTAGATACGGGTAAATAATAGCCCCGATTAAATGTTCTTTGTAGTTGGCACTAGTTAAAACGTCACCGTCTGGGTGATTAAAGATAACGGGCAGGCCGTTGCATTGCTCCAAAAAACCATCGTTCAAATAATTTTCAGGGTTTCGGTAAACGTACTCTTTTCGCTTTTCACGATACGCCGCGCCTGTGCCTGTTATCCGCATAGCAAATAAAACCGCGTTACCCACGACTTGTGGGCTTGGCAGGTGTCCAGTGCTTATCGCTTTAGCTGTGTCAAGTTCTTTCATGCTTTAATTATGCTACTGTTATGTTATAATATAACATTTATTTTTCAATGTGATAAGAAAAAACATTGCAATCGTCTATATAATTGGTGTAGCCGATTGCGGTGTCTTTGTCGCAATCAGAAAAAGGTACTCCTATGTCTGCATGAGAGGTTAAACTGGTCAGTAATGCCAGTGTTAAGAATAATTTTTTCATTTCAATTTTTCCAGTCTAATGGGTGTTTTTTTGTGCGTTTATTATAGCACAAAAAAAAGCCCACGTCTAAGGTGGGCTTGATTGCGGTGTTAAATGCGTCTAATTTGTCCAGTCTGTTTGTTTGTCGTCAAAGTAGCGTTTTAACGCCTCCGCATCCCATAGTAAGGTATCGCCTTTTTTCCCTGTAACCATTTTATTAATTACAGTCGTGCCCAGTATGCGCTGTGTGATTGTCTTACTACCTATCTTCTCCAGAAGCCCGTCGCATATCAACTCATTATGGAACTGCTCCGCTTGAAACGGCGTACATCCTAGAATCACCTGAAGCGTGTTTTTGTCGCGCGGCTGTTGGTGCTTTGTAAATATGTCGGATTGGTTTTCGCTGTCCAGTTTAAACTTAACGTCTAAAACTTGCTCGGTGGTTGTTGCGTTTAGTAATTTGTCGAAAGTATCAATGACTAAATCGTGAAATTCGTCACTTACCCACATTGCATAACGGTAGACTAAACGCTTGTTTACAAAAGTATCGCCGCTTCTACCCTGTTCAGTTCTGTGTGTCAACTCATTTAAAACGTGTGATTTATGCACGTTTAAATATCTCTTTGTAGACGTAAGTCTTAAAAAATCTACAGGCTTATTATTAATATAATCTCCAGTAGACGCGGCAAGTGCCTTTAGCGAATAAAGACCGTCATCGGTAGGATTATTGAGTGTTTCTATCAGGGTTTTCATGTTGTTGCCTTTTTAGATAAGGATTAGATGAGGCGGAGCTACTTTCTAAAGGTAGCGTCTCGGTTACGTTTACCTACCCGCGCGTTTATTATAACACAAAAAAGCCCACGTCTAAGGTGGGCTCTTTTCCTTTGCCTAAAATAGTTAAAAAATAACTTGATTTATTTAAGCTCCTAGAATCCTTGCTTTTATAATATAAGATGTTATTTTTAGTACCACACAAAAAAGCCCCGCTATACAGGGCTTAAAAGTTCATTTCTTTGTTGCTTTGTTATCGCGCCTAAGTAGTAGGCATTCCACACAGATTCTATGTAGCAGGGGTTTTTAGTAAGGTCTTGCATTTATCTTGGTTTTGCTTGGCTTCACAGCCGAGTTGCACTATTTCAAACAGTGCTGGATAATTGTGTTTGTAATTGTTCAGGGTTTGACGGCTTCTTTTAGTAAGCCGTACTAGGTCGGCTGTTTTCATTAGTGAACATCTTTTTTGATGTCATAATCTTTTATAAAATCGGTTATCTTTTTATTAGAATTTTTATTTTGTTTGTCAATTTCTTTTTGATTGTCTGTTTTTAATCCTACTCTCCATTTTTTAGAGCCTTTTGTCCATGGGTCTAAAGTTGCTGCGTATTCTTTACCATCATTTAAAGCCTTTAATGACTCTAGCTCTTTTATTGCTTGCAATTTTGTCAGTTGCGTTTTCATCGTCTTATCTCCGTTAGCCGCCTCGACTTGAGACGTTGAAGATAGTTTAGCGGGATTATCCCGCATTGTCAAACTATTTGACGATTTATTTTCACGGCTTGGCTTTGCTTCGGTTGGTTGCTTGGCTTGCTCCCGCTCTGCTGTTGGTTGGGGCGGTTGCTTGGCTTGCTCATTATCCAATTCAACTAGAACGCGCCTAGGCATCGTTCTAGTTGCTTCTTTTATATCGACTACCTTGTATTTTTGACCGCGATTTAAAATAATCTCATTCTCGCCTTTTCCGCCTTTGCTTCCAAACTGACTAAAATCATTTGCCGAAATAGCCGATGAACCAGTGGGAACGTTAATCTCCATAATTGTCCTATCTCTGCCGCTTCCAGTGAATACGCTTGCGGTTTTTTTGTCGCTAGACGTTGACATAAACGCCCCCTCACTAAATGAGCCGCCTTTGGTTAAGGTATCAGCAAAATCACTACCTATACCTCTAAATACTGTCATGGGTTCGGTTGTTTTGGCTTTTGAAAAAACCGCATCAAGGTGTGCTAAATCTTCTTTGTCCTCTTTAGATACTGCTTTTCCTGCCCTTAATTTAGGATTCATATCTCGATACATAGCCCCAGTGTAATTTTGTAACGCTTCTTTTTCTCGTGATGATATATCCACCTTTGCCGCGTCATGCGGATTGGACGGTTTTGACTTTGGTGTTGGTGTTGGTTTTTTTGGCGGTTCATTTTCACGGCTTGGCTTTGCTTCGGTTGGTTGCTTGGCTTGCTCACGCTCTGCATTAGTCGCATACTTAGTAAACTTCTTTGTCCCGCCCGTGTCCTTTATATTTTGCCCCGTAAACTTTCCACCCATGCCGCCCTTGATATTACCGTCTTTATCCAGCAATACCCTACTACCGCCCTCGGTGGTTATCCACTTGTCACCATTGGTCGGCTGTGCGTCTGCCAGTGCGATTAAGGCGCGTTGTGACAGTGTCAATAATTTTAATCTTAGTGATAAATTCATGTTTTTAAATACTCCTGCCCTTTTTTAGTAAGCATATCAGCGGGTAATCGGTTGAGTCGAAAAATATATGTTCCGTAGCATTGACAAAATATCGCCTGCCCAAACTGGTCGGGTAAATCCTCGTAATAATCGCCTTTTATCAGTTTTTCTTTATCTGCCCAACTGTCACGAATTAAGAACACCTTGCCGTCTAAATCCTTGTGGTCGTGGCGATAGTTATAATTGCGTTGCCTCCAGTTGCTATTCCATTCTACTGCAATCGCACCACCATCAACCGCCACGATGTTGTTTACGTTGGCGATTAGCTTGCTGGTCTGGTCAATGGTTACGCGCCGCTCGATAAAATCAAGCTGTGACATTGATTTTTTTATGCCCTGCTTAACATCGGATTTATCTGCAATCTTTGCACCGCCCGCTGGTATTGACGTACTCCACCCTATAAACCGTTGCAACGTGTCATTAACCGCCGTGGTGCGGTTTAGCTTTATCAGCGCGGTACTGGCTAAAATGCGCCTATCCAGCTCATTATATAAACGCGGTGATAAATTGGCTTTAGTAAATCGACTAACACCCATGCCCTGCATTGCCTTGTTGCTTGCACTGTGTAATTTAGGCGTTAGGGCGGCGCGTACCGATTGCTTAAGCTCTTCGTCATTGTTTATGCCAGTGCGTTCGATTGCAATTGACAACTCTCTAACCCACTTTTCGACGCGTTCAGGACTGTCAAAACCGTTTTCCTGTAAGTCGTTTAATGCCGCTGTTAGTACCTCTTGTGGCGTTTGCATTATTGCTGTCCGAATTGTGGCGGCTCTTGTTGTTCCATTGCCGCCTGTTGTTGTTCGGCTTGATGTTGTTCGTAAGCATCAAAATCTAATTCTAGCTTGTTTGGAAACAGCTTTTTAGACTCGTTTAAATTCTGTTCACAGAACCGCAAAAAAGCCGATTGATTCAACGGGTCAAGTTTATCGAAAACAATACCCATTAAATCCGTGACGGCTTTAAACTTGACAGATTCAACATTCACCGCTTCGCTTTCGGGTTCTTTTATCAGTGATTCCCACTCATAACTAAACCCGTCGCACCATTCTTTTATAGCTACCGCATAAGTTTTATTGCCGTATTCAGCTGGATATTGATTTTGAATAGTTGTATAAAATTCAGGTGTCCATGCGGTTTTGCGGATAACGTTATCCATCCAATCATATAACGGCGCGTGCTTCTCTCTGAAATTGTCAAGATATGCGCTAATCTGTTTGGCGTCTTCTGAACCTTCACCAAAACCCGTGGCGAAAGTTTCGGACAACATAAGCAAGGCGGGCATTTTGTCAGATGATGCTATGTTTTCAAGGATATTTTTACGGACGGCGTTCAAAGCACTGTCCACATTGTTCATGTTGAGCGTTTCAATACTGTCATCTAGTCCCAATTCCAACACGTTGCCAGTCGATGCAATCTTGAGAAAAGACCGTTTAATCTGTCCTATTTTTTGCATCAATCCATCAACAACCGACCCGCTTTTTTTGGTCTTCTGCACCATGACACCCACTTTTTGGGCTACCATGTCATCAGCTATCATTGTACTAACGAAAGACTTTAAGGGGTAAATGGCGCGGGTATAAACACTTCTGCCAGTGAATCCAAATGCTGATACTGTCCATGATAGATACACAGGGCATTCATTCACAACTTGAAAAGTGCGCGAATGATGATACCCAATGCCCGACACCATCACGCCGCGTATCTCTTGAAAATCGTAGTCGTTCGGGTTTTGAGTTAATACGCCCGTGCCACTCGTATTAAGCGGGTCAAGCGCATTGAACGCATATTGTTTGCTCTGGCACAGTTCCCAGCTCATATTTGCATCGGGCTTAATATCAGCGTCTTTAAAAACAATAGCAATCGCGCCAGTGCCATAGATACGGCTATTCCTCACAGCCATTTCAATCGCTCTATTTACTTTTTTGTCCTTCCATGTTTTCTCGAATTGTTCGATAACCTCAACGGGTGCGTCTTGTATAAAGATTTCACGCTTAGTCATCAATCCTTTATCGATTGGTAAGTCTACCAGCTTTGCACCCAGCGGGTGTTTTAAGTACAGTTCCTTGCACAGTTGATAGGATAGCGTGCTACCCACCTGTACGTCATCAAGTGCTGTCTGTAGTGTTTGTGAGCCGTTTATTGTTAGTTCTGCTGCGTACATTATCTGTGTCCTAAGGGTAGTGATAGTGTTACATTATAACAGTATCAAGTGTGATGGAGTGCTAACAATATAGAATACATCGCGGTGTCAAAAGCATCATCAGCCGCAGAACCTCCAGTAATCCCTATTTTAAATTGCGTTATTTGATGCAGTAAATGGTTCTTAAGGCTGTCTTTTAACACCATTTGCTTATCGTAAGCATGGGTACTGAATTTTATTTGTTGATTTAAAACATAAGGACTCGCCATAACCGCGCGTTCTGTTTTTCCAATAGATACAAATTCATTGGGAATTGCATTGACCATAATCCCTTTGTCTTCACAAGATTGTAAAAGTGTACTTCCGCTCGCTTTGTCCTCTATCCAAACCGTAGCACCGTGTCTGGCTTTGCATTGCTTTACCAATTGTTCAGCGTGGGAAATCTGACTGGGTAGCCAATCCGATAATGTACTACTCCTTATCTGGATAACTTCCCAGTCTAAAATAATTAAACGTGGCTCTGGATAGCGGACATAAGCGCAAAAGATAACGGCAGTTGCATCATGTTGTTTTCCATCCTTGACCGCTGTATCAAGAACGCAAATAATACTATCACTGCTAGTAGGATAATCAACCGCCAAGCCGTCAACAAGAAAATCAGCCTCATTAAAAAACAAGCCGCCCTCTGGTATCGGGTTTTGCTGATAAATTGCTGACCAAAAAAACGCGCTCATGGTTGAACGCATTTTTTCAAGCTTGTCTATTGGATGTAATTCAGGCACTAACGCGCTGCCATTTGAATTAATGGCTGGAAAACTAAGCAGTTTTACATTATTGTCGTTTTCAATAACCCGTCCACTTAGGTCGTCTAATGCCCAGCGCGTAGCCATGATGATATGCCCACTGTTTTTAGACAATCTGGTTAAAAAGGTCGTGATATACCAGTTCCAGATTCTTTGCTTAATGACTTCTGAAAGTGCCTCTTGACTGTTTTTGATGGGGTCGTCAATGATACCAATATCAACCCGTCTACCCGTCAATCCGCCGCCGACACCGACACCCCTGTACATTCCTTTGTTGCCTATCTCGTAAGCCGTTTGGTTTTGCTTGTTAGCCACGCCCTTTCGAGTTTCGCCAAGCGTAGCCGCTGGAAACAAGCGGCGATATTCATCGCCGCCCATAATTTTTTGAACATCGCGCCCCATGTCCTGCGCAATGTCTGCACTGTAAGACGCGCCAGCAATTGATAATTCTGAATTTCGACCGTGGATAAAAGCAGGTAAGCAACGGCTTACTATTTCGCTCTTCCCGTGTTGAGGCGGGGCGGAAAAAATCAAAACAGGGCGTAGCCCTGCCTCAACATCGGCTAAGAATTGCATCAATTCAGCGCAAACATTACGACTAAAGTCGCTCGTTATGTATTCTGGATTTATGTATTTTATGAAGTCGTGCAGGTTAGTTCGTGCTAGCCTGCGCTTCAATAGTTCGTTAGCCGCCGCTTGTGGCGATAGTTGCAAGCTCATCGTCTGTCATCTCGTCCGCTGTTTTTTGACTTGCTATCGCTCCACTGTGTTCGATTTGCATTTTTATCGGTGCGCTATCGCCAATAAATTCACTAAAAACTTTTATAGCGTTGATTCTATCGCCGTCGCGTTCCCCGCCTTGTGCTATGCCTTTTAATATCTCTAACCGCTCAATACGCGGAAATAACAGGCGTTCTGCGAGTTGTTCGCGCATTTGCTGAATCCTTGCGGATACATTGCGGTCATTTGCAACGCGTGATGCTTCTTGATGTATCGTAGCGTCAAGCATATTATCGGCATTATAAGCGCGTCTATATGCCTCTGACTGCGTACATCCATCAACAATGTGGTCGCAAAAATCTTGTTGTTTTGGCGTAAGTGCCACTAATTATCCCTCATAAAATTACCATTATTTTGTATATGTAGTGATTTTTTTGCTTTATAACGAGCTTTCCCTTTTGCAGATATTAATTCTTTATTAGCTTCTCGGTAGGCTTTATGGTATGCCGAAATTATTTCTTTCCTAGATTCATTATAAACCTTACTCTT